AAGAATTGGACAAACTTGTTTACGAGATTGCTGCGGCATATACTGGTAGTCATCACGATTACTCACGTTTAGCGTCATCAGTTGCGATTTCATCATATCATAAAGAAACAAATGAAAGTTTTTCCGATACAATGAAATTGTTGTATAACGATGGTGTTGTTAATGAAAAATTGATTGAGACGATCAATGAGTATGGTGCTGAAATTATTGATGCGGTTATTAACCACGATAATGATTATAATTTTGATTATTTCGCTTGGAGATCATTACAAGAAATGTATTTGTTGAAACGACCAACAGGTGAAGTAGTTGAACGACCACAACATATGTATATGAGAGTTGCCCTATGGGTAACCAACACAATGGAGGAGGCGTTTGATTATTACAAATCATTATCTGAACAACGAATTTCACCAGCAACACCAATCATGATTAATTCAGGGACAAAAATTCCTCAATTAGCGTCTTGTGTTTTACATTACAATAATTCAGATTCAAGAATGGGATTGTTGGATACATTGAACGACATTTCAACATACTCGGCAGATGCTGCGGGAATTGGACTTTGTATGTCTAACCAAAGAAGTAAGGAAAGTCGTATCAATAGTTCAGGTGGTTATGCAGGTGGATTGTTAAAATACCTTAAAATTGTTAATGAGTCATTGAGATTCTTTAATCAACAAGGTAGAAGACCTGGTAGTGCAGCAATCTATTTGGAGCCTTGGCATAAAGACATTATAGATCTTCTTGATATTAAAAAGAATACAGGAGCGGAGGAATTAAGAGCACGTGACTTGTTTACCGCACTTTGGATTCCTGATAATTTTATGAGAGCGGTTAAGAATAATACTGATTGGTATTTGTTCTGTCCTAATGATATTGTAAAGTCAGGACTTAAACCATTACAAGAATGTTATGGTGACGAATACGAAAGAATGTATGATCAAGCGGTCGCACTTGGATTGGGTAAAAAAGTTAAAGCTCAAGATATTTGGTCAAAAATTGTTGAATCCCAAGTTGAAACTGGTGTTCCTTACCTATGTTCTAAAGATAGTGCAAACAGAAAAACTAACCACCAAAATATCGGTGTAATCAAACAATCTAACTTGTGTAATGAGATTTATCAATTTACTGATGAAGAAACTACTGCGATATGTACATTGTCCTCAATGGTATTGAAGAACTTTATTCAGAACAATAGTTTTGATTTCCAATTGTTATTCACTGAAGTAAGAAAAGTTGTTAGAGCGTTGAATAAAGTTGTTAATATTAATAACTACTCAACAGATAAAGGACTTAAAGGTGGGTTGGAACAAAGAGCGATCGCAATTGGAACACAAGGATTGGCTGACGTTTTCTACTTACTTGATCTAATCTTTACTGATGAAGAGGCAAGAATATTGAACAAACAAATTTTTGAAACAATCTATTACGCAGCGATCTATGAAAGTAATAAACTTTGTAAGAACAAAGAATACGAACCTTATAAGTTTTTTGAAGGATCACCAATGTCACAAGGTATTTTCCAATTTGATATGTGGGGATTAAATGAAAATGATTTATCAGGTTACTGGAATTGGAATCAACTTAAAGAAGATGTGAAAGAATTTGGGGTATGTAATTCATTATTCACCGCACAAATGCCTGTGGCGTCTTCAGCGAAGATTACGGGATCTTTTGAAATGACGGAACCTGCTCACTCGGCATTGTTTAACAGACGAGTTGTCGGTGGGGAGATTATGATTGTGAATAAGTACCTTATCAATGATTTTGAAAAACTTGGTATTTGGTCTGAAGATCTTAAAAATGAAATCATCATCAATGAAGGATCAATTCAAAATATTAATTTTAATAATTATTTAGATCCTGAAGATAAACATTACAATAAAAAGGTTAAACGAATTGAACACTTAATACCTAAGTACAAAACAATTTGGGAGATTTCACAACGAGAATTGATTGACATGGCGGCAGATAGAGCACCATTCATTGACCAATCACAATCAATGAATATCTATATGGCGAATCCAACATTATCAAAGATTACCTCATCACACTTCCACTCATGGGAAAAAGGATTGAAAACACTTTGTTACTATGTTAGAACCAAAGCGATTTCAACAGGAGCAAAACACTTGGCGTTTGATATGTCTAAAATAGAAAAACCAAAGGCAACACCTTTTGTTCCTAAGGTAGATTATTCAAATATGAATTTACCTTCAAAACCTGAAGATAGTCAATTTGATTGTTTCGGTTGTTCATCCTAAACATTATAAGAATCACAACATATTGTTGTGATTTTTTTATTTATATAAAATATCTGAACATTATATTTATTAGATATGGCAAATGGTATAACATACGGAATTAGTTTTCCTTTCGTGGATTCTTACGTTGGTAAATATTTAGATTGTTCTGACACTTCTGATGAAGAAATTAGAAGTAGTTTAGTTCATTTATTATTAAGTCGTAAAGGTACAAGATATTTCTTACCTGATTTTGGTAGTAGATTATATGAGTATATATTTGAACCACTTGACGGACCAACATTTAGTGAAATGGAATCAGAAATTAGGGATTCAGTCCAAAAGTATATGCCAGGGATTTTAATTACAAATATTAGAATTACCGACGCATCAACTGAAGATGAAAATAAAGGAACGTATGTTAATAGTGAGGGTAAAAAAGAATTTACCGTACCTAATATCAGTCAATTAGAACACACCGCAAAAATAAGAATTGATTATAGAAACACGAACAATGCATTTGACTCAAGTGATTTTGTAATTATCAATATTTAATAATATATGGCAAATAAAAAAATATCTTATACAACTAGGGATTTCCAAGGAATAAGAACCGAACTGATAAATTTCACAAGAACGTATTATCCTGAATTAGTTCAGAACTTTAATGATGCGGGTGTGTTCTCGGTATTATTAGATCTAAACGCTGCGGTTACCGACAACCTACAATTCAACATTGATAGAAGTATCCAAGAAACCGTATTACAATACGCTCAACAGAAATCATCAATTTATAATATTGCAAGAACTTATGGTTTAAAGATACCAGGATTAAGACCTTCAGTTGCGTTAGTTGATTTCGCAATTACTGTACCCGCATTTGGAGATAGAGAGGACTTGAGGTATTGTGGTATATTAAGACGAGGATCACAAGTTAATGGTGCAGGACAACCATTTGAAACCGTATATGATATTGATTTTTCATCTGCAGTTAACGCTGAAGGATCACCAAATAGATTAAAAATACCTAATTTTGATACAACAGGTAAGTTATTAAATTATACGATTGTTAAAAGAGAAGTTGTTGTTAACGGAGCAACAAAAGTATTCAAAAGAGTCATTACTCCAAATGATGTTAAACCATTCTTTGAAATGTTTTTACCTGAAAAAAATGTATTAGGTATTACAAGTGTTTTATTGAAAGACGGAACACAATATACAAGTATCCCCACACCACAAGAATTTTTAGGTTTGGATAATAGATGGTATGAAGTACAAGCATTGGCCGAAGACAGAATATTTGTTGAAGATCCTTCTAAAGTTTCTGATCAACCTGGAATTAAAGTCGGTAAGTATATTCAAACATCAGATAAATTTATCAGTGAATACACACCTGAAGGTTTCTTAAAAATGACTTTTGGTGGTGGTAATGTTTCTGCTGACGAACAACTTAGAGATTTTGCAAGAAATGGTTATACTTTAGAATTAAGTAAATATATTAATAATTTGGCATTAGGATCGGCTTTAAAATCAAACTCAACATTGTTTGTTCAGTATAGAGTCGGTGGTGGTCAAGCAACAAACTTAGGTGTTAATGTTATCAATCAAATCGGTACGGTATCTTTCTTTGTGAATGGACCTTCCGAATCAATCAACAATACCGTAGTTAATTCATTAAGTTGTAACAACGTAACTGCGGCAATTGGTGGAGCAAACGCACCAACAACTGAAGAAGTTAGACAATATGTTACTTATAACTTTGCGGCTCAAAACAGAGCGGTAACCATCAATGACTACGAATCTATTTTAAGAAATATGCCTTCACAATTTGGGGCACCTGGTAAGGTTGCTATTACTGAAGAAAACAATAAGATTAAGATCAAAATGTTGTCTTACGACTCAAATGGTAAATTAACCGAAGTAATTTCTAACACCCTTAAAAATAATGTTGCAAATTATTTATCAAACTATAGAATGATAAATGATTATATTTCAGTTGAAACCGCAAATGTTATTGACTTGGGTATTTCAGTTGATGTTGTTTTAGATGGTAGTCAAAATCAAGGATCGGTTGTTACTCAAATTATTGATATTATTACAAACTATTTTAGTCCATTACAAAGACAAATGGGTGAGAATGTTTATGTGTCAGAAATTAGAAGATTGATTCAAAATGAAAATGGTGTAATCAGCATATCTGACATTAGTTTCTTTAATAAGATTGGAGGACAATATTCGTCATCACAAACATCACAATCATATTCCGACCCAACAACAAAACAAATCAGTTTGGTCGCGGATACGATCTTTGCTGAACCAACACAAATTTACCAAATTAAGTACCCAAACAAAGATATTAATGTAAGGGTGTTGAACTTAACAACGGTGAATTTCTCTTGATGATTTATTTTTGAAATAAAAGAATTATTTTTTGAAAATAGGAAATAAACTATTTATCAAAAAAGAATCGTAAATGCCTAAATCATATAGAATAAGGACTCAACCTGGGGTTGATAAATCAATACAAATTAAGTTAGACCAAGATTTTGAATTTTTAGAAATCTTATCTCTAAAGATAGTACAGAATGATATTTATACTCGTTTATGTTCTGATTATGGTGTTGTAGTTGGTCGTGTATTGACAAATGGAGGGTTTGGATTACCTAACGCCAAGGTATCGGTATTCATACCTATTAGTGAAGAAGATCAATTAAATCCGATCATATCTGAACTATACCCTTATACAAATTTGGAAGATTTAAATGCTGACGGATATAGATACAATTTATTACCTTATAAACCATCATACACAGGTCATGCCGCCACAGGGACATTCCCTGAAAGGGAAGATGTTTTAACCGATTTTTCTTTAGTTGAGGTTTACGACAAATACTATAAATTCACTACAAAAACAAATCAAAGTGGTGACTACATGATTTTTGGTGTTCCTACAGGAGAACAAACAATTGTTATGGATGTTGATTTATCCGACATTGGATGTTTTTCGTTATCACCACAAGATTTGATTAGTTTGAACCTTGCGGGTGAAGGTCAGTTTGATGGGAATAAATTTAAAACATCAACCAACCTTAGAGAACTACCTCAATTAATAACATTAAACAAAACGATTAATATCCAACCATTATGGGGAGAACCTGAAGTATGTTTGTTGGGTATCACACGAGTAGATTTTGATTTAACGGCATCAGCAAATATTAACATCCAACCAACATCAGTATTTATGGGGTCTATTGTTTCTACCGCAAACGAAGATTCGGTTAAGAAAAATTGTAAACCAAAAATTAACACGGGTAATATGTGTGATTTGGTTGCAGGACCTGGTCAAATATTAGCGATTAGACAAACGATTAACGTTGATATTAACGGGGATCCGATACTTGAAAAACATAATTTAGAGCAAGATGGTAAAGTAATTGATGGAGATGGTACATGGTTAATCAATGTACCAATGAATATTGATTATGTTACAACAAATGAATTTGGGGAACAAGTAATATCTAACGATCCAACTATTGGAATACCAACAAAAGGTAAATATAGATTTAAAGTTAAATGGCAAAATGAACAAGGATTATTAAACGATTTCCAAAGGGGTAGTTACCTTGTTCCAAACGTTAAAGAACACGGATGGGACTCACCAACAAATGATCCTACAGATACAAATCCCGTTAATTATGATTTCTTGTTTAATCCTGGAGTAACGGGATCAACACTTACCATACCTCAAGGAGGTTTAGTTTTTAGTAGTTCAGTTAATAACGAGGGGAATTTTTCAATCACAATTAACGGCACACCTTATTATGGTAGTATTGAAAGTATTCCATTACCAAACATTACAAATACGGTTGTTATAAGTTCAAATGCGATTGATATTACACAACCACAAAATATTATATTCACATATTACGATCAAGGTTATTTTGATGTGATTAGATCTTACGCATTTAGTTTAGATTGGGATGATTATGTGGATAAACAATCCGCAATTGATTGTGAAGATACTTTTTATGAATTTAATTATAATAAAGTTTATACAATTAGTTCATTCATTGATAGATATAAAAATGGTAAAAATAGAGCAAGACATTTGGGTATTAAAGAAATTACCGATAGAGCGTGTCAAAGTGAAAACAATAAATTTCCTGTTAATGATGCGGTCAGAAACTTTGATTTCCTTCAATTTATTGTATCAATTTTCTTAAATATATTATCTATACCATTCATAGTTTTACTATCTTTAGCTCATATTATTGCGTTAATTTGGCCTGTATTTAAATACGTCTTGGCGTTTGTGGTACCATTATTATTACTTTATTTTGCGGCACAAGCAATTGCAACTGCGGTCGCTGGATTCCCTGCATTTGGTATTATGGCGGTAAATATTGTGTACGCAGTGTTATATATTGCATTAGCAATAATCTACTCAATTAAGGTAATTCCTGCGGTATTAAAAATTAAGAATTTCACAAGATTCGCATTACCAATGATGTCATATCCTGATTGTGATTCTTGTAATTGTGAATCAAAAGACACATCTTATGATGAAATAGAAACTGATGATATATTACCTCCTGGTGATGTTAATACCAGTTTCTTGGCTGACACATCAATTAGTGCGATGTATTTGAACGATAATACAAATCTTAACCCATATTATGGAAATATACAAAATGATGATCCCTCAGAATTACAAACGGCACAAAATAATTACTTACAAATATATTCAGGTGTTGATGAAACAGGGTCTAACGCGAGAAGAGGGTCAAGAAGTTTCTTAACAAGGAAAGAAGCTGGATCCGATGAATATGGATACCCAATTACAGAACCTTGGTCACAAAAATTAAATTCTTTTAATTTGAGAGATAAATATTTTAACGGTATAAATGTAATTGAAACTAGTGTTAATGGAGGATCACCGTTTAAAGATCAAATTGTTGTTGCGTTAGTTGATTGGGGTGCCCAAAATCAGTTTATTGCGGGTGATATGGTATCGTTCCAAAATCCTGCGTTGAGTGGAGATATTGATAGAATTACTGGTATTACTGCGGGTAACCAATTTAATACGTTCTCAATTACAGGAACTACAACCACAGGAACTACAACTATTCCAATTTATTATGCGAATCCGTCTGACGGAACGTGGACAACTAATATCCTCCAAAATATCACAATAACTCAAACCAATAATGACGGATCATATAGGTTCCCTGCAGATATGGAATACTATCAAGTAATTACGGGTATGACGGTACAGGACTTTTTAAGTCAATCAAATACAAGTGCAAATTATAAATTCCCTAAAGAATATCTTTTACATAAAATAAGATATAGATACGAAAGTTATAATAACGATACTGATAGTTATGAAAATCAAAAAACCGCATTGTATGAATTCCAAGACTACCAAAATTTAGGGTTGGTATTTTTTGTTAGAGGTGTTGATCCTTATACTGATAAACAAACAATTCAGTATAATTTAAGTACTATATTTGGTTGGACATTAGGTTCTGGAGCACAGGTAACCGTAACAGGTAATTATAGAGTTAACTACCCAATCAGAGGATACTCAGACGGTAAAAAACCGATTGAACATAGTGCGATAGATAATACACCATTTATTGGACCGACACAAAGGTCTATTTATGGTAAATCATTTACATATGTCCCTGACACGACATTAATGAATACGTATCCGAATAACGCATCATTATTACCTTACTATTATTTATCAACCGATTCCAATAACTCAGGTATTGCAACACCGTATTCGGCGTCTGCGGGATTACCAATAATGAATTCATCATTGGTTACCACATCAACACAAACATTAAACACGTCGTTTGGATGTCTTATGTTACCATTATTGAATGTAGCATCATCAACTAGTGTTGTGACAAGTTCACCAACACCTTCAACACCAACATATACCCCAAGTATATACCCTTATTATGTTGCAGGAGGATCATTCTTAATTTCAAACGATTACCCTGATTATAATAATCAATGTCCTGGTGGAAATAATTATGGTAATGAAGTATTTTGGTATTTATATTCACCATCATACAGAATGTATATTGGTTCAGGTACAATTAATGGGGTTAATTTTAGTAATCCATTAGGTATTGTGATGAGAAGTGATCGTTTACCAACATCAACAACGATTGAAGGATGTAATGGTAGTCCTGACACAAGTTTTGGATTTATGCAAAATAATAAATTTGCATATTATAAAGTTCCTGAAGAAGGATATACCGAATTAACAACAACAATTGATTTTGGTAGTGATACGCCTTCAGGTAATATTGATGACTCTGATGTTGCAACTGGGTTAACAAATTCATTAACTTGTGAAAATATGGTTAGTTTAGAATGTTATACAGGATATGGTACAGGATTTACTATTAACCCAAATTGTGAACAAACAGGTAAAGTTGTTGGAGGTTGTTATTATCTTTTAAACAAACCTTATGTTGCTGAATTAGGTAACGACATTAATCTTTTCCTTGAATGGAAGGCTCGTTTTAATGTTATGTTTGCCGCTTGTAGAGGAGTATTCGGTCATATGTTCCAAAACAATTGGATAAATGGTGTGTTGTATATGCCGTCATTTAATAAACAAACCACATTTAATATTCTTGGACAACCAACGTATAACTATTGTGATGACATTATTTTCTATAATGATGTAAGTAATGGTTTCTTTTATAGAAGTTCTCCATGGAACGGGTTTGAGTTTATCGGAGCGCCAAGACCTGTTGCAACAACGTTATTACCTTTTAACACGGGACAACCACAAACCGATGACTCGGCAAATACAAGACAAATCCTTTTCCCAACTACAATATTAGATATGGGTAAAAGGGATGAATTCATTAGTGAAATTTGTGGTAGTTCAGAATTTGATGGTAGATATTTAGGTAATACATTTATGAGTACATCTTATAATGATAGTTCAGATGTGTTACAATTAGGTATCATTTCACGATTGGTTAACTCAACTTGGGGACAACAATTGTTTCAAACGGGATCTGCATCTATTAATCAATATTTCTCAAGATCAGGTGATAGGATTGATGGTGATATTGCACAATCATTCTCAATAAATTCTGAATATCAAATAAACCCATTCATTACAGGTAATTATCCTGATAATCAAATCTATGTTGGTGAAGATTCTACAGGACCTGTATTTGGTGTTTTTTATAATACATCAGATGCTAATGATAATGGTCAATATAGAAATAGAAGATCGTTATCACCTGGTATTAATATCTATAATTTTTCACCATTATTACAAAATCAATTTGGGTATCCAAAAACTCAAGAAGTCCCACTTTACAAATGGACTATTGAAACAAGTAATAGTATCTTCGGTAATGAATTGAACAATTGGTATACAAACGCAGATGGAAACCAAACAAGTAATGGGTTCTATAGACAAAAGTACCAATCGTTAGATGTTATAGGTGACGACTATTTCAAGACACCACTTATGACCACAGGATTTCCTAATATTTACTACGGATTTATCACAAATTTTGATGCGTCAGGATCGCCAGTCATTAGCTCACCTGTGGTTCCAAACCCTTTTTTAGTTGGAGCACCGAACTATTTTTATTTTGGGTTAAAGAATGGTAAAACCGCTTTAAACAGGTTCATAAAAGTATATATAGATACAACCGCTGACTAATGGGTATTGATAATGAAACAAGAATAGTATTAGGGTCGTTGAGGTATAAAACATCTCCGAATGTCCCTATGTACGTTAATGTTCCAATGGAACAAACACAAAAGGAACTTATTGAATTTGACCGAAGTGTTGATTTAAGTTTGCAACAAGTGTTTGTTGATGAAAGAACAAACTCAAATATATTCAGACCTGTAACAAAATTTAGTATAATATTTAAAAATCAATATTCAGGATCAACTACGTATCCCCCATTTAGGGATAACTTATATTATACTAATGCAATTGGTAATGCGGTTTTAGCTTACCCTGGAGGTAATAATCCTTTGGTTCCACCAAACCCATTAGTACCTTGGGAAGGATTTCCACAATATTTTGAGTTTGATTTTATTCGTAATGACAATAATAATATCGGATATACTCAACCACCGAATAACCATTTAACATTTGTTAATAAAAGTGCGAGTACATACAATTGGACACATTATTTGAGTTATGCTTACGATAACGTATCTAATAGACCTATGCAAGCGGTGGATCAAGAAACATCAGTATCTTGGTCTTGGGTTGCGTCTGATGGATTACCATTTATAATTAAAACGGGTAATGATAATCAAGGTAGGGTAATATCATTTAGATGTATTATGCCTCACGGATTATCTGTTGATGAATTTGTTAGATTGTCTTTTGATTATAACGGAGAATATATTTTCCGAGTGAGTAGTTTGGGTGATACAGGTTTTGGTAGTGAAGAATTTATTTTTAATATAACTAATGTCGGATATACAGGACCAACGTTCAATCAAAATGTTACAGGTACATTTAAGAGAGTTATAAGTAAAGGTAATGAGAATGAAACGACCTCAGATTATTATGTTAGAAGGAATAAAATTTTAACAAGTGTGGAGGACTCAATTTTAGTTAAAGCAGGATTTGAACAGAATATCTTTAATTCAAAAACTAAATCCGAACCTGCAGTATTAACACCAAATAACTTGGCGAGGACATCAGTTAAAGAAGGTGGTCAAGCATATACATTATCATTTAATAATGATGTTGATTTGAATGGTTTAATAGATAATCAAAAACGACCATTACTTGAACTGTATTTTACAACAATATGGAAAGGATATTTCGGATGGACAAATCCATTAAAACAAGGTTTTGAATTTAATTTACCATTGGTTAATGGGGTACCAAGTCCTTGGTGGAATGTTGCAAACCAATATTCGGATGCAAACATACCTACGGGAACATATTTTAGTCCCCCACCATTACTACAAGGTCCTTTTACATATCAACAAAATTTAAATGTTGGGGACATTATTGATGGGGATTATTGTGAGTACAATGGATATGATCAAACTGAAAGAGTTATTTCAAGTTTAAATCATAAGTTCACATTTAATAATGTGATCTTCACTTTAGACACTATTGCACCACAAAATAATCAATTTGGTTATTATTACAAACCACATAACCCAATTACAATTAGAACTTTATCTAATTATATTGAGGAAGGAAATGCGATAAATGTAGTTGGAATACCTGGTTATGCTTATTACTCAAACTTATCTAATAGTTTTAGATGGAGAGATATATACCCATATGGGTTTTTAGATGCTGATGGTATTGGGGTTGATTACCCATTTATTAATGGTAAACACTACCCATTTGTTAATACTATATTTAGATTAATACCTGAAGGTACTAATACTGCGAACCAATACATAAACGAAATTGCCGAACCGACTATAGATGAGTGTGAGTAAATATAGAATAGTCAAACCTAGTAACGACCAACAAATTGATATACCTATTGAGATTAAGTGGGACTTTACAGGTAGAGATGATAGTGTTAATGAATATCAAGTTGATGTACTTAATCAAATCATCGGTCCTGTAAATGATTTTGAGATTGATAGATTTGAACACAACATATATTCTGAATTTGAAACGAACGTTGAAAAAACCTCAATTAATTACGAGTTTAATTTTTATAACGGAATTCCTATTGATGTAACCGCATCAACAATTTCAAATTGGGATAGTTCATATCTTACTGAAGGATTTACAAGTAATGAAGTTTATTATTATAGTAATCCATTTACTAAATCATTTTTTAAGTTGGATTTTTACGATACCAAAGATCTTAAAACACAAAAAAATTATTTCACAATAATACTACCAGTACAACAAGGATTTACCGAAACCGCATCCATATCACAAACATTACCTGATGTTAATATTAAAAAACCAACATTTAGGT